CTACTACTACTACAACTACTACTACTACTACTACTACTACTACTACGACTTTACCTCCTCCACCTCCACCTACAACCACGACTACTACTTTGCCACCTATAAAAGAAGTAATTATGGATGATGGTTCTACAGCTACTTATACTGAAAAGCAAATAGCTGAAGGAGATGTAGAGCGTGATAATGAGCGTAAAGCTAATGAAGAGAAGTGGGGTTGCTATGTTACTAATATTGCTTTAGAGCGTGGCGATTGTGAAGCGTATAATAAATCTATAGAAGAACCTGTTGAAGAAGAAATTATTGTCGAGGAAGAAATTGTTGAAGATGTTATAGTAGAAGAAGAGGTTATAGTTGAAGAAAAAGTTGAAGTTGATACTAAAGATACTGTTGATACTGAGCCTATTGTTGAAGATACTAAAACCGAAGAGATAGTTGAAGAACCTATCAAGGAAGAAATTGTAGATGAAGAAATTATTGATGAAGAGCCTATTGATGATAAGCCTATTGAAATTATTGAAGAAGTTGAACCTATCAAAGAAGATTTCCAAGACGAAGAAGAATTTGAGATTATTGAGACCGACCCACTTCCTAGTGATGAGAGAGACGAAGAGGTACAACTCACAGACGAAGAAATAGAAGAACTTGTTGCTGAGACTGAAGAAGCTGTTAAAGAGATTGTTGTCATTGAAGTTGTCGAAGATGAACCTGTTGAGGAATTTGAAGCTAAAGTAGAACAAGCTGTTAAGGAACTTCCTAAAGAGAAGAAAGTCGAAGTTGTCAAAGAGGTAGCTAAAGTATCTGTACAAAACCTAGCTACTGCTGATAATACTACTAAAGCAGTTGTTAAAGCTGTTGTTAAAGAAGTTACTAAAACTGAAACTGTAGCTCAACTATCTGAAGAAGAAAAGAAAGATGTTGGTAAAGTATTAGGTTTCCAAGATGAAACTGCTGCTGATGATGTTGAGATAATTGCAGTACAAGCCGAGAAAGAACCTGCTATAGCTGAAGCTGTTGCTGAATATGTAGATAGAGCTATAGAAAACAAAGATGTTGAGAACTATACACTTGCAGATGTTGTTACAGAGGTGCAAGTAGAGGCGTTTATAGCCAATCCTATAGGTGCTATAATAGATGTAGATTTAAGTAATATAGATTTATCGACTTTGGGCCAAGATATGACATCTGACCAGCGTCAAAAATCTAAAGAAGTAGTAGTACCAGTGATTATTGCTTCACAAATTATAGCTAACGCTGGAGCGTTAATTAGGAGACCATTTTGAATAAATTAAAAGAAATGGTGAGGGGAAAAGCACTTAAATGGCTATGGGATGTTATTAAAGAATCTATAGCTCAAATATTTACATTACTAGGCTTTTTTATTGCTTGGTTTACATTAACCGGCACAGCACAAGATATAGTCGGAATTGCAATAGTTATATCAACTATTGTTTGGCTAGTAACAATAAGATTGCGAGATTAAATGAAAAGTTTATTAAAAGATAGAACTGTAATGGTTATGACAAGTGGATTATTAATGTTACTTGGAATAATTGTTATCGGAGATTTCTATGTATCGCTAAAAGAAGGTAAAGGACCCGATGATAGCGTAATAGAATTATTACAAATGTCTATAACAGGTATGGTGGGAATTATCGCAGGGTATATTTCGGGAGAAAAGAAAAAAGACTGCGACAAGGATTGTTGTAAGCTATAATAAGATTATGTGTTACAAATCAATAAATGAAAAAGGAACTCATATACAAATATGCGACCATAAGTATGGTTCTGATTTTTGTACAGAGTGGAAAGAATTCTAATGCCGGATACAAGTAATAACGGTAACGGTTTTACCACTAAACAATATTTAGAACTCATAAAAGATGGACAGCAAGATATGAAACAAAATTTACAAAATATTAACAAACGTATAGACGATTTACACGAGAAAGTTAACTCAAAAATATCAAGAGCAGAGCTAAGTGGCTGGTTAGTTGCAGTATCTGCTTTAGTAGTGCTTATTCAAGCAGTAATGTAATTTATCCCTCTAAAGGAGGTTCAATGATGACAGAAATTATACTTGCAGTAACTGTATCTATTATATCCCTTGGTGTAATGATATGGGCTGCAATAGTCAGTAACAAGTTTTTAAAGTATTTTATACCTATAGTAAAGGAGGTTTTAGATGAGCGAAAAGAATCCTAAGAAACACAGAAGGCGTATCAATCGTTGTGTAGAGTGCAAAAACCCTTTAAGACATATACATAATAATCAATGGATGTGTGACCAAGCTCCAAGTAAATGTAATTTTTCTGCAAAAGTTGTGTGGTTAAGTAATGTAATCGAGGAAGAAGAATGAAAAACTTAACAAAAGCAACAATAGTATTTTTTACTATAAAAGGAATACTTAGCCTTTATTTAATTTATATCGTAGCAAAAGGTTTATAAGTAAATGTGGTTAGCTTATATATTTCTAGCCTTTTTACTGTATCAAATGTACAAGATGTTATGTGAATGAATCCAAATTGTCCCGTTTGCCAAAGTGTATTATTAGAAATAAAAGCAGGTCTATACTGCTATAATGAAAAGTGTCCACAATATAAGCAAAAAGTAGTTGCTTGTTGTGAAGGAGGGTTTTGTTAGAAACAATATTTATAAAGATACCATCACTAGATGATGAAGAATTAGTTCCTACTCTTTTTAATGCAATAAATTCTGCTAAGTATCCGGAAAGAATACATATAGGGGTATCTCTTATGTATGCAGAAGAAAAAACAAAAAATGATTTTATAAAAGCAATCACATTACTAGAGCAGAGTGGTGCAAAAATAAAATACAACGTCAAAAAGTTTAAAGAAGGATTACTAGGTGTTGGTAGACAAAGACACATAGTAAACAATATGTATGACGGTCAAGATTACGTTTTGCAAATAGATGCTCATACTTGGTTTTGTGATGATTGGGATGAAATATTAATTGCATTACATAGTGGAGAAAAGAAACATATATTAACTGCTTATGCCGGTTGGTATGGCTATAGAAGAAATGGTTCAAGAGGTCCTATAGGAAGTGGAAGGTTTAGATACCCACAAATAATTGAAGGTTTTAGAGATTACATAAAATGGACAGATAACTGGGCTGATTATCCTTTATATAATTACGAACAAAAAATGATTGAGATACCTAAATTTTGTGCTGGATTTGCATTTGGAACTAAAGAGTGGGGAGAGTACCCGGGACTAGTTAGAGAATCTATTTTTTGGAGTGAAGAACCATTACAAACTGCATATTTAAAGTTAAATGGATTTGAACTTTATTTTCCGAATATAGACAAAGCAGTAATATGTCATTTGTATGGTCAGTTTATTAGAAAGTCCGGTAAGAGAAAAGCTTTCACTGATTATATTTCTGAGGAAAAAGCAGATTATTTAATGAATCAGAAAGATAAGACTATATACGAATCACATATGTTAAAAATAGAAAAGCTTAAACCATTTTATGATTATAAAAAAGAAAGGTCCTCCTTTTGAGGACCCTTCTGTAAGTATATACTTTAGTAAAGGCTCCTAATTATAAATCAGAATCTTACTATGGCACATACCGTAGTTGATTACTCAGTCAGTATATCACTTAATAATTTCTAGTATGTGATTTATCCTATCAATCGTGTATTCAAGCTCACTAACAAAATGATTAAGTTGTGCTCTACTATTATCTAAAGCGTCAAACTCGTAGTCTATATTGGTATATTCCGGTGTTGGACCACCTTCGTAATAGTACCCGTAGTTATCAGCTACATCGTCTATTCTCGCTTTGTTTGCCTTAGCCCACTGCTTTATTGTTTCGTTGATATGATTGTCAACTGTTTTTGTATCAACTGCATTTTTCATTGTCATTCTTTCTCCTAGGTTTTACTTGTAGTTTAACAACCGGGTATGACAGAAACTATAATTAAAGTATGTTTTATTACAAAGTAGAAGTATTAAGAGTAGTTGATGGGGATACAGTAGATGTTAGAATTGATTTGGGTTTTAATGTGTGGCATAAATGTCGTGTACGACTTATGGGCATTAATGCTCCGGAATCACGAACAACAAATCTCGAAGAAAAAAAACGAGGGCTTGCTGCGAAACAGTGGCTTATTGATAGATTAGAGTATAAAGAAGTTGAGATGCAATCTCACGGCACAGGCAAGTATGGTCGTGTATTAGGTGAGTTATTTGTCGAAGGTGTAAATATAAATAAACTTATGGTTGAAAAAGGCCACGCTGTAGAATACGACGGAGGTGCGAGGTAGCGAGGTGTCTAATTAAAGACATCTGCCTCAGTCTCTCGACACTCTAGCTTTTTCAGCTAGAAGGCTCATCTTCTTGCCCACTACGTCCGGCTATTTAGGGAACTTACCAGTCAGAAGACTATAGTAAGCAAACACTCCCTTGCAGTAAGTTTTATCTTACCACTTGCAGTTTTACTGCCCAGTATAGCTACCGAGAAGAATCTCAAATGTCCCGAAAGGAGGACACCTCGCTTAGACTTAAAGTTGGTCTCTTAAATCTTCGTTTAGCATCATCTGTGCTACAGTTATTCTTCTACTACCTAGTCTAGTAAGTTCTTTTACCATCTCTATAAAAACATTTAGTTGGCCTGTTCTGAACTTATAAAGTGGATGTTTAGTTTTACCTATCTCAATACCACTTTCCATTTTTTTAATGTACATTTCTATTTCTTTAGCTCGTGCATAATAAGCAACAGATATTTCGTACATTGTAGCTATACCAGCTTCTACAGGTGCTTGTTGTCTACCAAATATAACATCGGTATACATTTCTATTTCTTGTTCGAATCTTCTAACCATTTCCATTGAGTTACCGTGATGTTGTATCTCATTAAATGGCACTTCTAACATTTTGTGATTGTCTTTAGCTAACATTGTCTTCCTTTTCTATGTCGATTATATATGAATAAAATAAATTTATATACTGGTTTCTTTTTTCTACTGGTATCCAACTGTTTATAATTACAGCAACATACATCAGTAGATTATTAATTTTATTATGTGCAGCTTTTTCCGGCATTATTCTTCCTCTTCTGTAGGTAGATAAGACCTCATTGCTGCAAAAGTTTTATACATAGATTCAAAAGATGCTAACTTTACAGTTACACTCATAAGATAATCTAACTTCATAGATTTAGTCATTTCAGAACTAGGATTGGATTTTACAATACTAGCTTTAAGTTTTTTTAAATCGTTTATGATGTCTTCCATTTCTTCAAGAGCATCTAAAAATTCAAAAGCACTTTCAAATTCATTATTATAGTTTTTCATTTACACTCCTTACAGCTTTACATAAGAATGGTGTTCAATGATGGTAGAAACATCATCTTGACTAAGAAAGTCAGAATGATGACAAAAACTCCACGTCTAAGGCTCTCCCTTAGCTCTATTCCAAACTTATGTATCTTCTATTATATCACCAAATTAGAACGGTGCACCATCAACAAAAGTAATCTCAAATTCCATTAAATGGCCTACTGTGTGTGACCAAGTTTGAACTCTTTTTAAATTGGTAAAAGGTGTTATGAACGATTCTAGATGTTTAGAACAATCTACATTTTCTATAACGTACTTTTCAATTGCATCTACAATTGTTCCTCTGTGTTCTTCCGGATAAAAATTTTCAAAATCCTCAGTACCAAAATCATCAGCTTTTGATAATTCTTTTAAATAATTTTTATACCATTTATTAACTTCTTCGATTTGTATGTGATACAAATGAGCATTTCCCTTGACAATAAAATGTCTTTGTCCCGGGAACTCTTTGTCACTATCATAAGTTTTTATACTTTCTAACGTATACATATTTCTCTATCCTTAATACCTAACTTTACTGTTAGGTCTATCAACTATTACTTTTTCAGCTTCTTCTAACGACATACCTAAGACAGTGTGTCTATTGGCACGAGTTTCGTTTTTAGCTGAGTGATATGAATGCTTTAGATAAGTAGCTGGTGTTTCTTTCCAGTTCTCTTTTCTTTTTTTCATATCGATGGCAACTTTATGAGCTTTTTGTCCTTCACTCATATTTGCCCAGTTATTGTACTTAGCATTTTTAGCACGTTGCTTGGCACGACTTTCATCATTAGTCCAGTATTGAACTTGATTTCTAGTTAGGCCAAGCTTGTCTGCTATCTTCTGCTGAGACAAACCTTCAGAACGAAGCTGTCTAGCTTCTTCAATTTGTTCGGGTGTTATTTTATATCTATAATCATTTAACATAATCGTACTCCTCTTTTATTGCGTCAAGTATTTTTGCTTCACATAAATCACAAAATCTGAATTTATTATTATACATAGCTTTAATTTCTGCCGTGGTCTTTTTAATAAATTCTTCTTCTTCTTTGGGTGTGTCATCCCAATCGTAATAGAACCTAATACTTTTTCCTGTTTCACAACCACAATTAGTTTCTACAGTTGTGTGATTGGCACGATTATAATATGGGCCATAGTCATTGTTTGACTTATCAACACCACTATGGTCTATTGTATAATGGGGCATATACCCTCCTCTTTATCGGTTATACTATAACCATACCACATAACTTCAAATTTGTCAAATCATCTACAATCTCTTGAATAGTTAATAGGTATAGTTAATAAGTTTAGTTATATAGGTATAGTTCGTTGTTCACTGGTGAGCACCCCCCCTGTTCATATATGAACACCCCCCTGCTCATATATGAGCGACCCCCTGTTCACCTATGAACACATACAATATATGGTATATAACTTGTCAACCACAACATATAGTGGTATACTTGAAGAAGAAGCAATTGGCTTGTCAATTCGTTCACAGGTCATAGTCTCCTTTATTGTCGGTTAAACCCTAAGCTTTTATTAGTTTAGGGCATTCCTTATCTGTGTAGTCAGTCTACTAATGATAAACACAAACCCCCACGAAAAACGCCTCGCAATAAAAACCTCTTACCAGCACCATAGAACACTACAAGGTCTACATTATACCGAAGGTCGAAAAAAAATTTTTAAAAAAAGATAGTTCTATACTTGACAAATATTTCATATATGGTATAATAATAATATACAAGTTAATAACCGACAATAGTGTGGGGCACAGCATCAAAAAGTGCAGAACCACCCCTGCCCAATTTAAATTTGGTAAAATCTGCCAATTTTCCAATTATGATTTTGGACCTGTCATTTGAAATTACAGCCCTGCATTAGGAAACCGTGCGAGAACCTAAGAAAACCTACTTATCGCCCGAATACTTTATATTGATTTTAACAGGTTCTTTATCTGAACCACCTAGCTCTAACTTCTGTGGTTTAGACCATTTATCAAAACTTCTCTCTAACCACCAAGCTGCAGCCTGCCATTGACCACGTTGTGCAGCAGTCTTAATAGAATTCAAATAAACACCTTCAGCTTGAGCTCTTGCAAGCTCTACTGCGTTGCAAAAGTCTGCATATAAACTCTCGATTTCTTCGTCTCTATCTTGTCTACCTTGCTCAATCCATCTATACAATGTTGTCTTATGAATGCCAACCATTCTTGCTGCATCTTCAACAAACATACCGTGATTTAACCACTTACAAATGTTCTTAGTCAACTCTGCTGTTAGCTTACTAGGCCTACCTTGTTTCTTCATATAGATATAATTCTAACAGGTATTTATGCGACGATTTCATAAGATGAGATGACACTATTGTGATTATTCCCGATACAAGAAAGAGGGCTAGTAAAGGTACCTACGAAATCAAAATAAGCTATACTTCGTAGTAATGAGATATATAACAATAGATTACAAAGGTGTTCAAGCTAACCTAGATATCTCTATCAATAAAGAGCGTAAAGAATTAGTTAATACTGTGTTCGTGCTTCTTTCTGAGCTGGCAAGCTTTGATGAAAACATTGTAGCGTTTGAAGAGCAGTGCCTATTTATGAGCAATGAATATCTTGAGTGGCTGGTCAATGAGCTAGATTCTTTAAAATTAAAAATTGACAATGGCGAATTTGAAATAAATTTAGAAGAAGAATAAAAAAGTACCCCTACCTAAATTATTATTCCCATACGCACAGCCTCGGGAGCGATTAGGTATAAAAACGTTAGCGATTCCACTTGTGCCCCACTTTTGGTAATTTTAGGCAGGTGGGCCGTCTGCATTAAAGAACTTTGTAAAAATATATTTGGACCCACTTGGGCAGGGGATGTTTCTTGCTCCACACGAGCTAAACACTCTGCTCCAAATCAATGGAGCAGTTTATGTTATTACCAACCGTAGCCGAGGGGTTTTAGTTCTCGGAGACAATTCATATAGAAGGTATATAAATTATCTGCTTCAGCTTGAGACCTCTCCCCGTCAGCAAATAATATTTCGGGTGATAATTTAAATTGAATAAGATTATAGATGGAATCATAATCGGTAGGACCCACCTCGGGCTCTCCAAATATGCGTCTCAATCCATTCTCTTGTTCAAGTAGTAGTTTTATATTATTCATACTTTAATTATAACACACGATTTAATTTTGTCAAGTTCTTTCGGATACTTCTATACTTGCCGAAACTTACAAACAAATTAAACTTCTCCCACCTATCCCATTTGCTCCACAATCTCTGAGAGTAGTAGTTTGCCCCTACAATATCTTGCTGGGTATAAACACTAGATAGCTTGGAGACA